CGCAATTCTTGGAAGCCACACGGCTTGCCGAGAATGGTAATTATTTAGTTGCATTTGTTCGCATTCAAGAATGGCTAAAGGAACAGAACACATGAAACTAGCAGCAGGAAACCCGAACCTAAAGAATAGAAATAGCCACAGCTACATTCGGGTAGAGCCATTACTTATGGAGCGCACAGAACACACAGCCACGCCACGAACTTTTAACCACATGAAGGATGGGCAGGTGTATGTGCCTGAGAATAGCGAACCAGTACGACCCGGTGCTATGGATGCGTTCAAGGTACAGAGCCGTGGATATAGAACTTGAAGGAACACCATGCTTACACAATACCAACAAACAAGGTTGAAAGACTTAGTGCGCCCGAAGATGGGCGGGGCTTATCAGGGGACGGTAAACATCAGACTTAACGAGTTTGTAGATAACTTACGTACACAGTACCCTGAACATTTTCATGAGAGTACCGACTCATTACGTAAGCGGGTATTTTTTGACGAGCCAGTGCGACTAGCTGGACATTCAGCATTACCTATGGCGGGTTTCATTCGACCAATGAAGGGGTGGCGCAATGAGTAAGTCATCGCACCCAATCATCCGCAAGATGCTGCACCAGTATCATGACGGGCTCACCTCGCTTGAGATAGCTGAGCGGCTTGAGCTGAAGCCGGACTCCGTAAGAAATGCGTTGGGGGATATGCCCGATACATACATTGATAGGTGGAAGCCTATCGCCCACGAACCACCGCATGCCGTATGGTGTGCAGTTGTACCGCCCGAAGATTGTCCTAGACCTACCACGAAAGGAAATATATGAACGATGTACCAAACTTTGCCGTATGGGATGCGGAAGCCTTGATTAAGTTTTCCACAGACGCATATAGGAAGATGCAAGAGCAGCAAGACATACTGATGCAGCTACAAGGCGACTTGAAAACTGCGATGGAGAACTATCGAAAACTAATGATGGAGGCCAACAAATGACCACAGGAATAGAGATGCTAAAGGAACCAAAGAAACGTAAAGCACGAGGGCTTGGTAAGAACCCTGCGTTGTTTTGCACGAGCTTGCGTTTACCGAAGGATGTAATGGAGTACTTCAATACACACTTTGCGTACACAAAGCAAGCCAAGATCAGAGAAATTCTTACCGACTACGTTAACACACACAAACTGGAGAAATGAAGATGAAGAAACTTAGCAACACCGCCGTAGTAGCCAACATGCTGCGCACCAAGCCCGGACTCAAAGCCGAGGACATTGTGAAGAAGCTAAAGGTATCAAAGGTCTACGCCTACAACCTGCTGACACAGGCACGGAAGAAAATGATTGACGACCTACCCGTGGTAGAAGACACCGTGACAAACGAGAACGCCCGACTTTCAACCGAGCGAGTTAACGAACTTCTCCAAGGGCGTAAGAAACACCGTATGCAGCCAGCAGCAAGTTGGGAGACCGTATCTGTGACTACTAGCGGACAGCCAATCCTAGCGGGGGGCCCGACGGAAGAGGAGCTGAACGCCGACAACATCAACCCCGCCCACTACAAGGTAGGTGGGATTGAGACTATTGACTTCATTGAAGCCAAGCTGACAGCGGAAGAGTACCGTGGCTACCTACGGGGGAACGTGCTCAAATATATGTCCCGTGCCGACCACAAGGGTGACCGCTTGGAGAACCTCAAGAAGGCGCAGTGGTACTTGAACCGAGAGATTGGCAAGGCGTAATTTTAGGGGGGCTAACATTGTTAGCCCTCTTGACAAAGTCTAATGGTGTGGTATATTAGAAGCATAAATAGTTTGGAGGGTTAGAAAATGTCAGTGTTTGGTAAAACATCCGTAAATATATTAGGTGACGCTTTGCTGTGTCCCAAGTGTGGTGAGAACTATTTACACCATCGCAATACAACAATCTTTCAGCGTTCCGAGGACGACAAGTTAACTACTGTCATTGCTCAGTCAGGGCATGAAGTGCAAGCCACGCCATTCCCTTCAGCAGATACATGCAACCCAAGCTCACGTAGAAACGGGATACTCATTGAGTTCTTGTGCGAGTTCTGCCACTATGACTATGGCGATGATGTTAGCCCTGATGGAGAGATCGATTTGTTTCAGTTAGCCATTATTCAGCACAAGGGCAATACCTTTGTGGAGTGGTTGTAATGGCAACGACCCCCGAGTCAAAAGTTAAAGCGAAGATCAAGGCGATCTTAAAAGAACACAACGTGTACTACGCCATGCCTATCGGTACAGGGTATGGCAATTCAGGTGTACCGGACTTCCTATGCTGCGTTAACGGACACTTCCTAGCTATCGAAGCTAAGGCTGGCAAAGGCACGACCACTGCGCTCCAAGAGAAAAACCTACGGGAAATCAAGGAGGCTGGCGGTACGGCAACGGTAATCAACGAGACAACGCTTGACTACCTAGAACAACTAATCAAACTGATGAGGACATAACATGGCTGAGTTTTCAACCGGCGTTACTACGCTACTCGCACGTATGGACACAAACCCAAGCGAGTTTTTCGATGGCGCATACAAGTGGTCATTCATTAACGCAGAATGGGTTAATAAGGCACTAACGGAAGCCGAGCAGATTGCGATAGACAACAAGCTCACAGAGGTTCGCCGAATAGCTTTCGACCAAATGGTCATGCAAACTTTATTGGATAGCGAAGCAGAGAGAGAATCAAGGCTAGGGTTAGGGAACAAAGCGAAGATGGCACTACAGGGTAGCTCGTTGGTGACTCCCATGACTACATTTGAACAACAACTACAACAACAACGACTGCAAAATCAATACGCAAACGCAGCGCAAAGCATGTACCCAAACGGCACCGGCACCGCTACCAGTAGATTCAGCTCTAAATGAACATCATCACCCTAGACTTTGAGACCTACTACTCGCAGGAGTTCAGTCTCACCAAGGTTACCAACGAAGAGTACGTGCGCTCTGCGGAGTTCGAGGTTATCGGTGTTTCAGTACAGGTAGATAACGGTGAGCCCGAGTGGTTCACTGGGACGATGGCAGAGACCGCCGACTTCTTAAAGACCTATGACTGGGCAAACTCCCTAGCCCTAGCGCACAACGCTGCGTTCGATGCGTCAATCCTGACGTGGGTGTTTGGCATTAAGCCGAAGGGCTGGCTGGATACTTTGTCGATGGGTAGGGCACTGCACGGTACTGAGGTGGGTGGTAGCTTGGCTGTACTAGCGCAACACTATGGAGTGGGCACAAAAGGTACCGAGGTCATCATGGCTAAGGGGCTGCACCGCGAAGACTTCCCCGCCGACCAGCTTGCGAGGTACGGTGAGTACTGCTGTAACGACACGGCAATGACGTATGCGCTGTTCCTAAAGATGAGCGTTGACTTCCCGCCGATTGAGTTGCGCTTGATTGACCTGACCATCCGCATGTTCTCCGAGCCGTCACTGTACCTAGACACGAGGATACTGAACACTCACCTACGGGATGTCAAGGAGAAGAAGGCGAACCTGCTGAGCAAGATGCTGATCGAGAAAGATCAGTTGATGAGCAACCCACAGCTAGCCAAGATACTTGAAGACTTTGGCGTTGATGTACCTATGAAGGTGAGCCCTGCTAACGGTAAGCAGACGTATGCGTTCTCCAAGACTGACGAAGGCTTCAAGGCATTGCTTGAGCATGAGAACGTACTTGTACAGGCCATCGTAGCCGCTAGGCTTGGGGTGAAGTCAACCATTGAGGAGACACGGACAGAACGCTTCATTGGGATTGCCTCCCGAGGAGCCATGCCAGTTCCCCTGCGGTACTACGCTGCCCACACAGGCCGTTGGGGTGGTGACGACAAACTGAACCTACAAAACCTGCCACGCAGTTCACCGCTAAAGTATTCCATCGTTCCCGCAGATGGCTACGTAATCCTAGACTCAGACTCATCGCAGATCGAAGCCCGTACCTTGGCATGGCTAGCGGGGCAGGACGACTTGGTGGATGCGTTTGACCGTGGCGAGGACGTTTACAAAATCATGGCATCGGCTATCTACGGTAAGGACATTGCGGAAATCACCAAGGACGAGCGGTTCGTTGGTAAGACTACCATTCTTGGCGCAGGGTACGGCATGGGTGCAGCGAAGTTTAAGTTGCAGCTAAAGAACTTTGGCGTTGAAGTTGAGTTGGACGAGGCCAAGCGAATCATTGATACCTACCGTGCTACATACCCGAAAATTGTTGCGCTATGGGCGGCAGCGAATAATGTACTTAAAGCCATGTTGCGCAATGCGCAGACAAGTTTGGGGCGAGACGATCTGCTAAACGTAGATGGGAAAGTTGGAATCCTTTTACCCAATGGCCTACGCCTGAAATACCCAAACCTACGCCTACGTGAGGATGAGGAATCCGGTAAGGTTGAGGTTGTGTACGACACCAAGAAGGGCAAGGCTGTTATCCCCAACCGTATCTACGGTGGAAAGGTAATCGAGAACGTATGCCAAGCCCTAGCCCGTATCGTAATCGGTGAGCAGATGTTACAGATTGCTAAGAAGTACAAAGTTGTAATGACGGTGCATGATGCTATTGCAGTAGTAGTACCCAAGGCCGAGGCCGACACCGCCAAAGAGTTTGTTGAGATGTGCATGCGTATGCGCCCGAAGTGGGCACCGGAGTTACCCCTTAATTGCGAGGCAGGGTACGGAGGTAGTTATGGAGACTGCTGAGAATAACGAGAGAATTGCTAAGGCTAGAGCGCGACAGAGCGCATGGAGGGAAGCAAACAAAGAAAAAATAAGAGCGCAGCGGGAAGCAAACAAAGAAAAACTAAAAGCGCAGCAAAGCGCATGGCGAGAAGCAAACAAAGAAAAAATAAGAACGCAGCAGATTGCGTATCGGAAAGCAAACAAAGAAAAAATAAAAGCACAGCAAGACGCATGGCGTATCGCTAACCAAGATCACGTAAAGAAACGCGTAAGCGCCTACGGTAAATTATATCGTGAGGCTAACAGAGAGCACACACTTGCTCGACAGAAAGCATGGAGGGAAGCGAACAAAGTGGATAGACCTAAGCGTTGCAAACAATCAAAAGAGGAGAAAGCAGCGCGAATAAAAAAGTATTACTTAGCCAACAAAGAGCATTTACATGCGCGTAATAAAGAATGGGAGCTAGAAAATGCAGAGCATAGAAAAGCCAAGTACCTTGAATGGAGTAAAGCAAATGAAAAACGTATAAAAGAAAATAGGAAGAAATACCACGAGAAAGCCCCTGACCGCTACTTAACCCGTAGGTGTAAAGTAGAAATTCCAAAAGAGTTAGTTGGGGCAATGCGAGCTAGGTTACTTATTAAACGCAAATTAAAGGAACTTAAAAATGAACCACATCAGTGAACTAACAACAGAACTTTCTGCACTCTACACAGGGCTAAAAAACGGTACGGTTGACGTAAAGATCGCCACCGAAATGAACAATACTGCTGGTAAGATAATCAATACCCAACGAGTACAGTTGGAATATGCGGAGTTGTGCAAACAGCAACCTAACATTGTTTTTATGAAGCCCAAAGAATGAACTCTAATCCGGTGGTTTGGTCATTCAGTTCGCTGAAAACATTTCAGCAATGCCCTCGCAAGTACTACTACGCTAAGGTTGCACCGGACAGGATTCGGGAGCCCGACACCACAGCAACGCTTTACGGCAAAGCTGCGCATACGGTAGCAGAGGATTACATCGGCAACGGGACACCTGTACCACCGCAGTTTGCGTACCTGAAACCCCTGCTGGAGAAACTAAACGCTATCCCCGGTGAGAAGCTAGTCGAGGTGAGGCTAGGGCTTACTAAAGACTTACAAGCCTGTGACTTCGACGCACCGGATGTTTGGTGGCACGGTATCGCCGACTTGGTAATCATCAACGAGGAGAAGGGCTTAGCCCACTCCATCGACTACAAGACAAGCAAGAACGCACGGTACGCAGACGTAAAACAACTTGACCTAGTGGCTGCGGGGATTTTTGCTCGTTGGCCTAACATTGTTAGGGTGAAGTCAGGCTTGCTGTTCGTGGTCAGCAAGGAGTTTATTAAGGCCGAGCACTACGTGGATATGAAGGACGTGTACGTAGCTGCACCAGCCAAAGATGTTGCAAGAATTGAGGCGGCGTTGGAAAATGGGGTTTGGAACCCAATCAGCGGCCCACTATGTAAGTTTTGTGCAGTCAAAGACTGTGAATTTAACCGGAGTTAAAGATGAAAAAAGGACTAACTGAAAACGGTTGGGATGTAATGTGCAACATTTCTAAGATCGTTATTGATATAGATAGCCGAATAGGTGAACTATACCTACCCCCTATGAATGCGCCCGATATGCGTAGTACGATTAACTGTTTTACTTCCGCTGACCCCGAGTGCCACACAATCTATACTTTTGTAGGTGGTGTGCCGGATGTTACCTACGTAAAAACTTCTTCGGAATGGGAAGCTAAATATGCCCAATGATGACGACTACACAGATGTTGTAATCCAAGTGCAAGCCAAGCATCCTGCGCTAACTCAATTTGGGTTTGGCGGGAGTGGGGACATTCGCCCGGAAGCTGTAAAACTATGTGCTGAATGGTTACTGAAACATGACGCATTAGACCGACGAAAAACAATTAACGAGCATATTTCTAGCTATTCGTGGAAGCATGTTGTTGAACGGCACTACGACAGCTACATTGCGGAAGGGGAATTCATTTGCGCAGCTTTGTATCTAGGGTACAAAATGAAAAAAAGAAAATCAAATGCTTGGTTCAATATTAGAGAATACGATAAAACTTCCCCAAAATAAACTGAAAAGGAAATCCCATGCCATACGTAAACAAACCACGCCCCTACAAGAAGGAATACCAGCAACAAGTTGACCGAGGGGAAGCCCCCACTCGTGCGGTGCGACAGAAAGCCCGTGACGACATGGACGCTAAGGGTATCGACCGTACAGGTAAGGACATCGACCACGCCATCCCCCTAAGCAAGGGCGGCACTAATGCGCCGAGCAACTTGAAGTTGAAGAGCCCCAGTGCCAACCGTTCCTTTACACGTAACTCAGACCATACGGTCAAGGTGAACAAACCTAAGAAGAAAAAATGACAGACGAAGGCATTTGGCTTTTGCTGTTTGGTAGAGGGTGGATAGCACTTGAAGCTCTAGAGATAGAAGAACAAGACCCCCTGTTTACCCGCCTTGCCCAAGCTAAAAAGCTAGAAGTCAATGAAAATTTTGAGTGCGTTAGATTTAAGGAAAAAGAATGAGCCTAGCAGAATACGGATGGCCTCGCCCACATGGGTTCACACCATTCGACCATCAGAAGATTACAGCAGAATTTCTTACAACGAACCGCAAGGCGTTCTGTTTCAACGAACAAGGTACTGGAAAGACTGCATCAGTTATTTGGGCAGTCGATTATTTGATGCAACGAGGGCTGCTAAAGCGAGTACTAGTCGTTTGCCCCTTGTCGATTATGAAGTCAGCTTGGCAGCAAGACCTGTTTAAGTTTGCTATACACCGTACAGTCTCCGTGGCCTACGGTAGCGCAGCTAAGCGCAAGCAGATCATCGCCGGTGATGCCGAGTTCGTCGTCATAAACTTTGACGGGTTGTCTATTGTTAAGAACGAAGTCTTAGCGGGTGGGTTTGATTTGATCGTAGTCGATGAAGCCTCTGCGTATAAGAACGCGCAGACAGACCGTTGGAAAGTATTGCGTGACCTGAACAAAGTAATCAAGGGCTTGTGGATGCTGACGGGCACACCTGCTGCTCAGTCCCCTGCGGATGCCTACGGTTTGGCTAAGCTGGTTAATCCAACTGCGGTGTCCCCGTTCTTTGGGCAGTTCAAAGATACCGTGATGAACAAGGTGAGCTTGTATCGCTGGATACCAAAACCTGACGCACAAAAAACCGTACATCGTATCCTCCAACCTGCCATAAGGTTTGAAAAGGCCCAGTGCCTAGACCTACCTCCTGTTACGCACGTAGACCGTGACGCTCCGCTGACGCCCCAACAAAACAAGTTCTATCAAGTGCTCAAGAAGCAGATGCTAATGGAAGCTGCGGGTGAGGAAGTCTCTGCGGTAAATGCTGCAGTGCAACTAAGCAAGCTGTTACAAATTGCTGGCGGTGCTGTATATACAGATACCAAGGAAGTCATTGAGTTTGACGTATCCAACCGACTAAATGTGGTGCAGGAAGTCATCGACGAATCTAGTCATAAGGTACTCGTTTTTGTACCCTTTACCCATACCATAGAGCTGCTAAAGAAGCACCTCGAAAAGAACAACATAACGTGTGCTGTTATCAACGGTTCCGTCAGTGTAAACGCTCGGTCTGACATTGTTAAGGACTTCCAAACCACCGACATGGTTAAGGTTCTAATCATCCAGCCGAAGGCCGCATCCCACGGGTTAACACTTACTGCCGCCGACACAATCATCTGGTACGCTCCGTGTACAAGTGTTGAAACTTACCTGCAAGCCAACGCTCGTATTGATCGACCGGGACAACTAAACAACATGACCATCGTGCACATTTCAGGTTGCCCTGTGGAGACAAAGGTCTACACGCTGCTGCGTAGCAACATCGGTAACCACCAAAAAATAATTGATTTGTACAAGCAAGAAATTTCTTCCGAAAGCCCTTGACAATGTACAATGTTGTGCTAGACTAAGAACATAAACAACTAGGAGTGAGAAACATGGACAACGAAGTTCAGGGGGAAAAGACCCCTCCAAACCTTGCGCAGCTTACTGAAATCTACATCAAGATACGTGATGCAAGAGCAGAGTTAAAGGGCAAGTTTGAATCAGAGGACTTGGGCCTCAAAGAACAAATGGGTCTGCTAGAGACCTCCATGCTTGACGCATGCAAAGACATGAACGCCGACAGCGTTCGTACCCCACACGGCACGATCATTCGCTCAGTTAAGTCACGGTACTGGACGAACGATTGGGATTCAATGTACGACTTCATAGAGAAGCATGGTGCATTTGGCCTGTTAGAGAAACGACTTCATCAAACCAACATGAAAGACTTTCTCGCTGAGAATCCTGACATTCTGCCTATGGGTTTGAATGTTGACAGTGAATATACCGTGGTAGTTAGACGTTCTAAATCTTGAAAGAAACCAAATGAGCAACCTTACAGTACTCGACCAAGCCGTCCCCGACTTCCTGCAATCCAGCGGAGTTAGTGACCTTACAAAATCCCTGATGGGCAACACAGGCACCAAGCGTATCGTCCCGAAGAACGGTATCTTCCGCAAGGAAATTGGTGGTAAAGAGATGGGCAAGGTGAAGGGTGACCTCAACGTCATCATCGTCAACTCATCTCCCAAAGTCGGGCGTATCTTCTACGCAAAGACATGGACACCTGATGCCGAGCCAACTGCGCCTGACTGCTTCTCCAATGACGGTCAAGCTCCTGATGCTAAAGCCGGTAACCCACAAGCTGCTCGCTGCGATTCCTGCGAGCGCAACATTAAAGGTTCAGGCCAAGGTAACTCCAAAGCTTGCCGCTACTCTCGCCGTATTGCTGTTGTGCTTGAAGATGATTTCGGCACTGCGCTTGAAGGTGAAATCTACCAAATGAACTTGGCATCCAAGTCTTTGTTCGGAGAGAGCCCTACCGAGAACACTCACATGTTCGAGAGCTACGTTAAGTACTTGGGCAACAACGGCAAGAGCCTTGACTGGTACATCACCCGTCTGAGCTTCAACGAAGACAATGACAACCAGTCTATCCTGTTCACACCTGTTGAGCATATCAAGCGTCCGCAATATGACGTGGTTGCTAGGGTAGGTAATACACCTGCGGTGCAGAAGCTGATGACCATGACCCCGTATGAGGCGCAAACATCGGGCGCACAGAAACTTGCTGCACCTGCTGCGAAACCAGTAGCCGAAGCTAAGCCTGTTGAAGACGCGATTGAAGAGCCGAAGAAACGTGAGAGCAAGAAAGCAGAAGCAGCTCCCGCAGTTAAGCGAGACCTTGACTCCGTGCTTAAAGCATGGGGCGATGAGGAGTAACGCATGAGCTACGGATACAGCCAGCGATTAGTGGATGCCAATAATAAGGCTGATGCTAATTCGTGCGGCGTGTATTTGGGTAGGCGTTGTATCAAACTTGGCGTTCCTGTTAGCAACGTAGCACACGAGCTCGGCGTAAGTCGGGCAACTGTCTACAACTGGTTTTGGGGGCTAGTAGCACCCAGTCCTACTCATGCTGACAAGATCGCCGAGTTTATACGCACTCTCAGAAACAACAAATATGTCTAATTTCAATCTACTTGATGCAGTGCTTCCCACTGAGGGGCGTTACTGTGTACTAGGGGTTGGGCGGTATGTAGATCAGCAGTTTGTCGATACTCGAGAAGAGCTAGACGAGATTGCAGCGGACTTTGTAAGCAGGAATGTCGATGCGTATTTTGGGTGTGCCAAGTTCGGCCCCCTGAATAAGCGGGTGCATGAAAACGCTACTTATTTCAGAGCGGTGTGGATGGACATTGACTGCGGCCCTACAAAGGCTGTGCCCGATAAACGGGGTATCGTCAATGGGTACATAGACCAAGCCGTAGGGCTAGCTGAATTTAAGAAGTTCTGTATTGCAGTCGGCCTACCGCAACCAATCTTGGTGAGCTCGGGGTATGGTATCCATGCCTACTGGCTGCTCGAGGAGACTATATCTCGTCGGGAGTGGGAACCGTTAGCCGAGCGGCTGCGGGAGCTGTGCGTAGAGCAAGGCTTCATAGTTGACCCATCTGTGTTTGAGGCTTCTCGTGTGCTGCGCATCCCGGGCACATTTAACTTCAAGCAGGAAGAACCGAAGCTCGTCGAAGTACTTAACGAGAACAGTGCTCGCATCCCGTATGCGCAACTGAAAGAATTGTTAGGTGCAGCCGAGCCCAAACCTGATCGCCCTGACTTCATACCTCAGTCGA